TCTCTCCCCGAGGTCCGTGGCGAAACCCTTGCAAACAAAGGGGTCTGAGCCGGTGCCGCTCGAGGTCGACCGGCCCGACCGCCGATCGGCTGCAAGAACTTGCAACGGAGGACCATGAACACGCGCAAGCTCAAGGCCCTCCTGGCGCAGCGCCGCAAGGACGCCGACTGGACTGCCGAGCTTGAGGCCATCGCCTCGCTCGCCATGACTCTCGCCGCCACGCTCGACACCGACGCCGGCTCCGGCCTTGCTGCGGTGGCTCGCGAGTACCGGGCGACGATCCAACTGCTGTCAACCAAGGACACGGGTGTCAACGATGCCTTCGACCAGCTCGCCGCGCGCCTGTCTGCCCAGGTGGAGCACCGCTAGGACCGACCGCCCGACGTGGGGCGGCGAGGTCGCGGGCATCGCCGAGATGCTCGGCTTCGAGCTCATGCCGTGGCAGCGCCACGTCATGGACGTCGCCCTCGAGTACGACCCGACGACCGGACGCCTGGTCTACCGAGAGTGTGTGCTCACGATTCCGCGGCAGGCCGGCAAGACGAGCGCCATGCTCGCCATGCTCGTCTGGCGTGCGACAAAGTGGCCCGACCAGAAGATCGTCTACACGGCGCAGACCCGCAACGACGCCTACTTGCAGTTCACTGACAACCACGTCCCGGTGCTCGAGCGTTCCGAGCTGGCGTCGATGTTCCACGTCCGGCGGTCGAACGGTTCCGAGGCGATCCGTTGGGCGAACGGCTCGCTGCACACGATCGCTGCGACGCACGAAACTGCTGTTCACGGCAGGCAGACGGACGTTGGCGTCATCGACGAGGCGTTCCATCTGATCGACGGCCGCATGGAGCAGGCAATCAAGCCGTCGATGGTCACCCGTGACCAGCCGCAGCTGTGGATCGTGTCGACCGCCGGCACCGCCGACAGCACCTACCTGCGTCAGAAGGTTGACCGTGGGCGCGAGATCGCCGCAAAGGGCGTGACCGACGGCGTGTGCTTCTTCGAGTGGTCCGCCGAGGACGAGCTTGACCCGGCCGACCCGATCACCTGGCAGTCGTGCCACCCGGCGCTCGGCCACACGATCGACCTTGACGTGATCCGGTCCGACTTCACGTCGATGGAGCTCGCCGAGTTTGAGCGCGCCTACCTGAACCGCTGGACGTCTGGCATCACTTCTGCGCCCATCCCCGTCTCGACGTGGGAGCGTCGCACCGACAAGGAGACGTCGCCGGGCGACGACGTGTGCTTCGCCGTCGACTTCGCTCCCGACCGTGAGCACGCTTCGATCGCCGTGGCTGGTCTCGGCCCCGGGGACAAGCACGTCATCGAGCTCGTCGACCGGCGTGCCGGCACCGACTGGGTCGTCGGTCGCATCGTCCAGCTGTGGGACAAGTGGAAGCCCCGAGCGGTCATCGTCGACCAAATCGGCCCGGCATCTACGGTCATCCCCGAGCTTGAGGCCGCCGGCGTCAACGTCGTGACGACCTCGAGCCGGGACATGGCCCAGGCGTGCGGGCGTCTCTTCGACGCCGTGCTCAACGACAAAGTGCGCCACCTTGGCCAACCGGACCTGACCGCCGCCGTCGCCGGTGCAGCCAAGCGCAAGCTCGGCGACGCCTGGGCGTTCTCACGCTCGTCGTCGGCCGTCGACATCTCGCCGCTTGTTGCGGCAACCCTCGCCCTGTGGGGCGTGACAACGATCGAACCTGAGGTCGAGCCCGAGGCTCCTGACCCCGTCCTCGCAGTGTGGTGACCCGTATGCGTCAGATCATCACCACGCTGCTCGAGGTTGCGGGTCTCGTCCTTGTCGTCGCCGCTGCTGCGTGCGTCGACTACCGGCTCGGCCTGCTCGCCGGCGGCATCTGCCTCGTCGCTGTGGGCGTACTTCTGGAGCGCCGCTGATGGGCCTGTTCTTCCCCGAAAAGCGCGCCATGCAGCCGTCTGCGGGCCAGCTCGTCGCCGCCGCGCAGATGATGCGCCTTGATCCGGCGTTCGCTCCACTGAACACCGACAACGCCATGGCGCACAGCGCCGTGTTCGCCTGCGTCAACCTGTACAGCCGCCTGCTGTCGACGTTGCCGATGCACGCCTACCGGGACGCCGACGGCATCCAGAAGCGGCTGCCGACGGACCCGCAGATTTTGCGTTACCCGAACGCCGACCAGCCCATCACGCACTGGGTCAGCCAGGTCGTGCAGTCGCTGGTGCTGCGAGGCAACGCCTTTGGCCTCATCGTGGCCCGTGGCGCCAACAACTTGCCGTCGGCGGTGCAGATCCTGCACCCGGACCTCGTCAACGCCCGCTACGACTGGCGCACCGACACGGTTAAGTACCGGATCGGCGGCGTCCCGATGGACGCCTCCAAGATCTGGCACACGGCGATCAACGTGGGCCCCGGTTCGCCGCTCGGCATGTCGGTCCTCGACAAGGCCAAGATCAGCATTGGTCTTGGCACTGCGTCGGAGACCTACGGCCTGCAGTTCTTCCAGTCGGGCGGCCAGCCAAACGGCGTGCTCGAGTCCGACGCCGAGATCACCGCCGACCAGGCTTCCGCACTGAAGGACCGTTGGAACGCTGCGGTGGCCAACCGTCGCGGCATCGCGGTGCTCGGCCAGGGCTTCTCGTACAAGCCGATCGGCGTGACGCCGTCCGACGCCGAGTTCCTCAACGCCTACAAGCTCAGCGTCCAGGACGTGTGCAGGTACTTCGCAGTGCCGCCGGAGCTCGTCGGGGCAGAGTCGGGCAGCTCCATGACGTACAGCACGGTCGAGGGCCGTGCCGTGGACCTGCTGCGCTTCTCGTTGGACCCGGTGCTGGCAGAAGTGGAGCGCGGGCTCAGCGAGCTGCTGCCACGCCCGCAGTACGCCCAGGCGAGCCGTGAAGCGCTGCTGCGCATGACGACGCTTGACCGCTACGAGGCGCACGCCAAGGCACTTGCATCGGGCTGGCGGACCGTCGACGAGATCCGCGCCATCGAGAACCTGCCGCCCCTCGAACAGCAGCCCACCCAGACGGACCAGGCACCGGCCGGCCCGACGACCAACTGACAGAGGCCCCGATGTCTGACGTCCCCACCTACGAGCCCGTGCCGCAGCCGGCGCCGCAGACCGAGCTGGTCGTGGCCCTCCGTGGCCTCTTCGAGCTGAACCTGAACCACTACGCAACGGCGCACGGCGCCCACTGGAACGTGGTCGGCTACAACTTCCCCGAGCAGCACGCCTTCCTGCAGGGCGTCTACGAGGCCGCACAGGGACGCATCGACGACATCGCCGAGTGGATTCGACGCTTCGACGCGCCGGCGCCCACCGTGTTCGGCCCGGCCGGTCTTGACATGGTGCTCGGCGACTTCTGCGAGATCGTCACCGTGCTGCTCGGCCAGGTCGAGGAGTTCGTGGCGGCGCTCAAGGACCTGCTGGTCGCCGCCGACGCCGTCAACGAGCAGGGGCTTGTCAACTTCCTTGCCGAGCTGCAGGACGAGTCGCAGAAGCGTCGCTGGATGCTGCGTTCGATCCTGACCGCCATCGGCAACGAGGCCGACGAGGAAGGCATCCCCGGGGGCACCGTCGTCCTTGACCAGGTCGACGGCCCCGACCTGCCCGAGGTCCAGCCGGTCGTCGCCGAGGTCGAGCCTGCTGGCGTCGAGGACATGGCGCCGGTGCGTTCGCTCGAGGTCGACACCGAGTACCGGCGCACCGACGAAGGTTTCGACGTGCCGACGACCGAGCGTCGCCTGTCCGAGCGCCTTGAGCTGCGCTCCGAGGGTGACAAGCTCACCGTCGAGGGCTACGCAACGGTCTACAACTTCGCCTACGACATCGCTGGTGGCCCCGAGGCCGGTGGTTTCACCGAGACCATCGCCCGTGGCGCTGCAGCCAAGTCGGCCAAGGAAGCCGACGTGGTCCTGCTGATCGACCACGAGGGCACGCCGCTGGCCCGCACCAAGTCGGGCACGCTGCAGCTGGAGTCCGACGACGTCGGCCTGCGTGTGCGCGCCGAGCTCGACCCGGCCAACCCGAAGGCCGCCGAGCTGCGCTCTGCCATGCAGCGCGGCGACATGAACGCCATGAGTTTTGCATTTCGGGTGGTGCGCGACGCCTGGGACTCCGGGTATACAAACCGCACCATCAGCGAGGTCAAGCTCCACGACGTGAGCGTTGTCGGTTTCCCGGCCAACCCCGCCACCGTCGCCACCCTGCGCAGCGAGGAAGAGGCGCCGGCCACCGGTCGCAGCCTTGACCTTGCCCGCCGTCAGCTGCTCGTCACCGAGCTCTGACGCACCGTCACGCCGACTCACGCCGCAGCGACGCCGGAGCCCCCGGGGCCACCACGTCGCGCACCTGGGCCACCTGACACGTCCATAGTCCACTTATCCAAGGGAGACCCGATGGTCGAGCAGATCCGCTCACTCATCATCGACGCCCTCGCCGAACGCGAGGGCGCCCAGGAGCGTCTCACCACCCTGCTCGACGCCGTCGAGACAGAGGGTCGCTCCGACCTCACCCCCGAGGAGATCGCCGACTTCGACGCCGCTCGCAACGAGCTGCGCGAGATCGACGAGCGCCTCACCGAACTACGTGCCCAGGAGGCCGACATGTCCGAGCAGGACGCCATCAAGTCCGAGGCTGCGGAAGTCCGCAGCGAGATCGCCCACGCAGCCGACATCCGTGTCGGCGCCGAGGCCCTGACCTACCGCGCCGGTGGAGAGTTCGACTTCTTCGCCGACGCCCTCAACGCCAAGGCCGACGCACAGGCTGCGGCCCGCATCGAGCGCAACCGCGTCGAGATGTCCGTCGAGCTTCGGTCCACGACCGGCGCCTTCGGTGGCCTTGTGGTCCCGCAGTACCTGGTCGACCAGTTCGCCCCGGTGCTCGTCTCGGGCCGCCCCTTCCTCAGCGCCGTCACCAACGTGGCGTTGCCGGACTCGGGCATGAACCTGACCATCCCGCGTGGCTCGACCGGCACCTCGGTGGCGGCCGTCGCGACGGAGAACACCTCGGTGTCGAACACGACCTACGTCGAGTCCGACCTCGTCGTGCCTGTGCGCACCTTCGCCGGCCAGCAGGTCGTGTCCCGCCAGTCCATCGAGCGTGGCACCGGGATCGGCCAGATCCTGCTTGCGGACCTGTTCCAGCAGTACGCCACCAAGGTGAACGTCTCGGCGATCTCGGGTGACGGCACCGCCGGAAGCCACTACGGCATCCTCAACACCACGTCGGTTGCGACCGTCGCCTGGACCGGCACCACCGGCGCCAGCTTCGTCTCGTCGCTGCACAAGGCCATCGGCACCATCAACGCTGCCCGGTACGCCGCTGCGGACCTCATCGTAATGCACCCCCGCCGTTGGGCGTTCCTGTGCGCGCAGTCCGACACGTCGAACCGCCCGCTCGTGCAGATCGACGGCCCCGGCTTCAACGCCGTCGGCAACGGTGTCGCCGCTGGCTACAGCGGCGTCGGCTCCATCGCTGGCATCAAGGTCATCACCGACGCTGGCATCCCCACCAACCTCGGTGCGGCCACCAACGAGGACCGGGTCATCGTCACCCGTGCCGCCGACGTGCTGTTCATGGAGGCCGCTGGCGCCCCGGTGGGCCTGCAGCTTGAGGAGGTCCTCGCGGACCAGCTCTCGGTGCGCATGGTCACCTACGGCTTCTCGGCCTTCACCGCCGGTCGCTACCCCGTGGCCACGGCCGTGCTTCAGGGCACCGGCTTCACCAACGTCCTCTGATCTAGGGCGTAGCTAGTCCGAGAGGGGTCGGTGCTTGACAGCGGCACCGGCCTCTCTCGCTGTCACCCGCTGTCACCGCTGTCATTTTGGAGGGCAATTCAATGACCACCGGACACCCCGGCAAGGTCGTCGTCGCGTTCCCGTCGAACGGCCACGACATCAGCACACGTTGGCTGGCGTCGTTCGTCCAGATGGAGACCTACGACCGGCACTGGGGCTACGTCACTTGGGAGCGCATGGGCGCACCCGAGTCACCGAACCCTGACGACATTCGCCTGTTCGACTCGTACGCCTGCGTCGAAAGCACGAACAACCTCGCCAAGGCGCGCAACCGCCTGGTGCACGAGTTCCTGACCGACGAGCGGTACCAGGGCGCCGACTGGCTGCTGTTCCTCGACACCGACATGGTGTTCGACCCGGACCTGCTGCAGCGCATCGTCGGCCGGGCCCACGAGCACGACCTGACCATCCTCGGCGCCCTGTGCGTCGTGGTGACCGAGACCGGCGCAGTGCCCACGTTGTTCGTCGACAACGCCGAGACGATCACGCACGTCCTCCTCGACTACGAGGACAACACGGTTGCCCAGCTCGCAGCGACCGGCACCGGCTGCCTGTTGGTGCACCGCCGGGTGTTCACCGAGATGCAGGACGCCACCGGCGGCTCAAAAAACTGCTGGTTCGGTTACGACGTCGTGACGTCGGAAACCGGGCGCGAGTTTGAGTGTGGCGAAGACGTGAGCTTCTGCCTCCGGGCCCGCAAGGCCGGCCACCTGACCCACGTCGACACGACGCTGCACGTCGGGCACCACAAAGGTCCCAAGACCTGGATGCCCGAGGACGCTCGCACCAACCCGGTGTCGCCCGACACAGTGTTCGAGTCGCAGTGAGGCTCGGGCCTGACGCCTCGCGCTACTGGCTGGCCGGCGACGGCACGCCTGTGGCCCGGCCGTTCAACCTTCGCTGGCTGCTGCCCTTTATCTGCCGCCAACACGCTCGCCGCTGGTGGGTCGTGTGGGCGCTGTCGTGGCCCCTGCTGGCCTTCGGCACTGTCTGGTGGGCCAGAGGCACCGGCGCATCGTGGGCGGTCTCTGCGGCCGCTGCAGCGCTGCTCGTGGCCCTGCCTGGCATCTGGGGCCCGCACTCGGTGCGCCCCGTCGGAGTCGACCTGCCCGCCATGGCCATCGGCATCTGGGCCGCCGCCTGTTTCACCAACGGGCAGCCGGTTATCGGCGTCGTCCTGGTGCTGTGGGCGGCGTGCATTAAGGAGACAATGCCGGTCTGGGTGGCGCTGTGGGCGTGGACGCCCCTCGCCCTCGTCGGCCTGGTCGCCCCGGCCATCGCCGCCGTCGTCCGCAAGCACGAGGTCGACCCGGTCACCGCACAGCCGCTGCTGAAGCGGGTGCACGACCACCCGGTGCGCAGCTCGCTCGAGCACCACCGGGGCCAGTGGCGCAGCGCCTGGTTCATGGTGGCCCCCTGGGGCGCCGGCCTAGCCGCACTGTTAACACCGTCGCCGCAGCTGTTCGCCACCGTCGGCCTGGCATACGCCCAGCTCGTCGTGGCCACCGACACCGTCCGGCTCTACCAGATGGCCGCCGGGCCTGTCGTCTGCCTCGCAGCCGCCGGCGTCATCCCGACGCATTGGCTGCTACTCGCCGTCGTCGTACACGCAGTGTGGTGGCGAGAGCCGGTCGTCGGATGACCGCCACCATCTGTGTCGTCATCCCGACCGTCGGCCGCCCGACCCTCGATCGCGCCGTCGCATCCGCCAACGCCTTTGCCGACCAGGTCATCGTCGTCGCCGACCGTGCCCCCAAGGTTGAAGCCGACCTGCACGTTGAGCTCGGCTGCCCCGGCCTCGTCCGCAACGCTGCCGCCCCGCACGTCCGCACCGACTTCGTGGCGTTCTGCGACGACGACGACGTCCTGATCCCCGAGGTCTACAAGCGGGGCGTCGAGATGCATCCCGACGTCGACGTGCTGATCCACACCATGTGGCACCCGCAGGTCGGCCCGATTCCTCGGCCCGGTTGGCCTTTGGACCACGGCAACGTCGGCATCAGCTTCATGGTTCGCACCGACCTGTGGCGGGCCAACCCATTCATTGCCGGTCCGCCGGCCACGTTCCGGGGCGAGGATTTCGAGCTCGTGCGCCGGTTCATGGACCAGGGCAGGACCATCGCCATGTCGACCGAGGTCGGCTACCTCGTCCGCCCCCAGGAGGGCCAGTCGTGACCATTACCAACGGCTACCTCACCACCGCCGAGGCCCGCACCTACGCCGGCCTGTCCGACCTGGCCGACACCGAGCTCCTTGACGACGTCGTGACGACCGTGTCCCGCATGATCGACAACGTGTGCCAGCGCCACTTCTGGCAGACCTCGGCAAACACCGACCGCGTGTTCCGCACACAGGACCTGTACCGGCTTGTCTTCGGACCGTTCAACGACCTGACGACCTGCGCCTCGATCACCCTTGACCGACCCGGCACGGGCACGTTCGACGAGACGCTCAGCCTCACCAACGTGGTGTTCTCAACTGGCAAGGACGCCGACAACGCCTACGCCTACGCCGAGCAGCACCCCTACACCGAGGCCAACCTCGTCAACATGATCTACTGGCCGATCCCCGGCGGCACCGCTGGCACCCGGCGCCAGCAGCTCATCAAGATCACCGGCACCTGGGGCTGGCCGGCTGTTCCGGCCATGGTGAAGCAGGCGTGCCGCATTCAGGTCGCTCGCATTATGAAGCGCCAGGAGTCGCCGCTCGGCGTCGCAGGCTTCGGCGAGTTCGGCGTCGTGCGTGTCTCGCGCCTCGACCCTGACATCGACGCCATGCTGCAGCCGTACAAGATGCTGTCGCCCGGTATCGGCTGATGGCCGTCACGAACGCCGAGGTCCTTGAGGGGATTGAGACGGCGCTGTCGGCCGGTTGCCCCGGCGTCAAGGTGTACCGGGTGCCGCCCATGGAGGTCGTCGCCCCGGCCGTGCTGCTCACCGGCTTCAGCTTTGACCCGCACGTCCAGTTCGGTGCCGATGCCCGCAAGTTCAGCGTTGAGCTCACGGTCATCGTCTCGGCCCGCCAAGTGCAGCTGTTTGACGAGCTGCTGCGCCTAATAGAGCCTTCCGACACCCGCAGCGTGCAGACCGCCCTTGAGGCCGACAACACGCTCGGCGGCCGGGTCTCCGACGTCATCGTCGGCACGGTCGACGGGCTGCGCGAGCTGACTGTCGGCGAGTCTGGGTACTGGGCCATCACGCTTGGCGTCGAGGTCTGGGGCTGATGGGCTCGTCGCGCTCCGGCGCCGACCTCGCCAAGAAGCTGACCGCAGTGTCAAAGGACCTCGGCCGGGCCAACCGCCAGGCCGTCTCGGCCGCAGCCATGCAGTACAAGGACGAGCTGCTCGACAACGCCGAGCGCGACCTTGACAGCCGCAACCCGTCCCCAAAGCGTTCGTTCTCACGCTGGGGTAAAGACTCCAAAGGCATGCCTGGCAGCCGCAAGGCGCTGCAGGTCAGCGCCGGGTACGACCTGCGGGGCTACACCAACGCCGTCGCCAAGCTCAAGGCCCGCCCGCAGGGCCCGTGGAAGGTCCTCGAGTACGGCTTAAAGGACCACAACATCATCCCCGGCACCACGCGCACCAGGGCGCGCAACGCCGAGGCGTTCGGGGCCCTGTTCGGCCTAGAGAACGACACGGCGACCATCGCCCGAGCTGCCCGTGGCGTGCGGGGCCGTGTCCGGCCGCTGCGCATCCCAGGCAGCCCCACCGGATACGCCATGTTTGCCATCGTCAAAGGCGCCAAGGCCAAGAAGACCTGGTCACGATCGCTCGCCAAGCGGACACCGGGCGCCATGCGGGTGTTCAAGTCCTCGCACCAGCGGTCGCTGCTGCGGGCATTGAGCCGATGAGGGCGCTCGTCGTCGCACCGGGCCCGAACTACTCGGTGGCCGACGTCTACCGGGGCTGGGCCGAAGGGCTTGCAGCACTGGGCGTGGAGACCCGCCTGTTCGAGCTCGACAAGCTCCTGCAGTGGTACTCGACGGCGCACCAACAGGACGCCTCGGGCGCCTGGGTGCAGCCCTACGAGCAGGCCGAAGTCGCCCACCTCGCCGCCGGCCACATCAGGGCCGAGTGCTACGCCTGGTGGCCTGACATCGTCGTGATCGTCAGCGGCTTTTTCATGTATCCGATGCTCGTGGAGATGATGCGCGACAGGGGCCACAAGGTGGTCCTGGTCGCCACCGAAGAGCCCTACGAGACGACCCGCACGCTGGAGAAAGCCAAGTGGGGTTTCGACGCCGTCGTCCTCAACGACCCGGCCAACCTTGAGCTGTACCAAGACACGCTTGACTGCCCGGTGATCTACGGCCACCACTGCTACCGGCCCGACGTCCACAAGCCGGGACCCGGCACTCGACAGAGCGACGTCGCGTTCGTCGGCACCGGCTACCCGTCACGGCAGCGGTTCTTGGAGCGCGTCGACTGGACCGGGCTGGACCTCGTCCTCGCCGGCAACTGGGAGCACTCGTCGCCGCAGCTCCTTGACCGGCTCGTGCACGGCGAGACGGAGTGCATCGACAACGTCGACGCCGTCGGCCTCTACCAGGGGGCGCTGGCGTCGTTCAACCTGTACCGCCTCGAGGACGACGGCGGGCTCAACTCCGGCGCCGACGGCTGGGCCATCGGTCCCCGAGAGGTCGAGCTCGCAGCAACCGGCACCTGGTTCGCCAGGCAGTCCCGGCCCGAGTCCGACGAGCTGTTCCCGATGCTGCCGACGTTCGACAGCCCCGAGGAGCTGGGCGACCTGCTTCGTTGGGCGAAGGCGAACCCAGACCTGCGGCAGTCAGCCGTCGAACAAGCCCGAGCGGCGGTCGCCGACCGCACGTTCCCCAAGAACGCCGAGCGCCTACTTCGGGCGCTCGACGTGTGACACCCACCCCAAGCACAGAAGGAGCCCGTCGTGGCCTCTCCCATCACCGGCCGTAACGGCCAGCTCAAGGTCGACCAGAGCAGCGGGGCCAACGGCTCCGCAGTGACGGTCGCCAACCTCAACACGTTCGACATCCAGCAGAATCGTGACCGTACAGAGGTCACTTCGTTCGGAGACACCTCCAAGGTGTTCGTGGCTGGTCTGGCCGACGCCTCCGGCTCGTTCTCGGGCTTCTGGGACAGCGCCGGCGGCCTGCAGGCAGTGGCCGACGGCAACGCCCGCAAGTTCTACCTGTACCCGACGACGTCCGACGCGACGAAGTACTGGTTCGGCACGGCGACGTTCGACATCACCGTGTCGACCTCGGTCAGCGGCGCCGTCGAGGCGTCCGGCTCCTGGGCCGCCGCTACCTCCGTGGCGTACGTCGGCTGATGGCTGAGGAGTGGGCTGTCACCACGCCGGCGGGGCAGGTCCGTATCGCGGACCTGCCCCTTGCGGCAGTGGTCACTCTGGAAGCCGACTGCGAGCTGGAGTGGTGGCGCATCGCAGCGCACCCGATCCAGACCGCACGAGTTGCTAGCTACGTCTACGCCGCATGCTGCGAGTTCAAGGGCGCCAAGCCTGCCGAGCTCACCATGCGGGACCTGCTCGAGGGGACCTTCGAGACGGTCGAGGAAGACCTGCCGACCCTCTACGAGGGCGGTATCCCAAAAGCGGGTTCGGAGGCCGAGGCAGTGACGCCTGGGTCGTCTGGTGCGCAAGAGAGTTCGGCTGGCCCCCAGACGTGACTCTCCGTCAGTCAACGCGCAGCCTCCGGCTGCTGAACGAGTCGAAGGGCTAGGCCGTGGCACTGCTTGAACGTCTGCAGATTCTCATTGACGCAGACGCCAAAGGGGCGGTGCGAGAGTTCGACAAGGCCGGCCAGGCTGCCGACCGTCTTGACGCCAAGCTCGAAAAGGGCTCGGCCAAGACCTCGGCGAAGCTGACGTCAATCGGGACCAAGGCTGCGATCGGCGGCACGATTGTCCTCGGCGGTCTGTTCAAGCTTGCCCAGGCGTCAGAAGAGGCCGAGATCCAGCAGGTCAAGCTGGACAACTCGATCAAAAACTCGGACAACTCGTTCAAGAACGGTGGCAAAGCACTTCGCGATCTTGCTGACGACCTGCAGAAAGTCACTGCGGCCGACGGCGACGCCATTGTCGGGGCCGAGTCCCTGCTCGTTCAGTTCGGTTTGACCGAAGAGCAGGTCAAGAACATCACCCCTTTGGTGGTCGATTTGTCTCGCAAGCTCGGGATCGACCTGGACACCGCAGCGAAGATGGTTGGCAAATCTGTGGGGGGCTCCGCAGGTGCCCTGAAGAAGGCAGGGATCGAAGTTGATGCCACGCGCATCAAAACCGACGCCTATGCAGCGACCGTCGACGCTTTGTCCGGCTCTGTCGGCGGCTTCGCCAAGAACGAGGGCAAGACCTTCGCCGGCCAGATTGAGATCCTGAAGAACAACCTGGGTGACCTCGGCGAGTCGGTCGGCAAGGGTGCTGCTGGCGTCTTCGGCGACCTTGCCCAAGGCGCCAACGGGTTCATCGGCGCCCTCAACGACATCAACCCAGCCATCGGCGACAGCGTCGGCCGCATCGGCGCCATCGGTGGCATCGCAGCGACCGCTGTCGGCGGCCTCGCCGTCGTCGTCGGCCAGTTCGACAAGGTCAAGCAGGCTGCGTTCAACGCCGAGGGCGGCCTCACCCGGTTCGGTAAGGCTGCGGGTGCAATTGGCTTTGCCGCTGGCGCCTTTGCGGTCTACGAGATCGTCCAAGCTTTCAACGACGCGCAGATTGCGAGCGTGACTTTCAAGAAAGCGGTCGGCGATCTGGCAGACGCCGACGGGCCGAAGGAGCTCGGCAGGGCGTTCAAGCAGGCATCGGAGGACAGCAAAAGCCTGCCGGACAAGATCGGCGAGATCTCAACGCTGTTGAGGGACACAACTCCTTACGACGGAGCACGAGTTTCCGTCGAGGGCTACGACGTCTCCCTGAGCCAGGTCAAGAAGACCCTCGGCTCTTTGGCAAAAGACGGCAACTTCCAAGCGCTCGGAAACGCCATCGCTGTACTTGAGAACAACACCAAGGGCAGCAAGCAGGAGCTGAAGGACCTGCAGGGCATTCTCAAGCCCTACAAGGAAGACGTCAAAAATTCTGCCGGCGCTACCGCAGCTGCGACCGTCGCCCAGCGAGAGCAGACGAAGGCCGTCCAAGACTCCGTCGACGCCTACGACTCAGAGAACGCCACCCTTGAGGGCATTCAGAAGACGGTCGCCGACTACGAGAAGAAGATCCGCTCGCTCGACGACGCCTACGAGGCGGCGCAGACCGGCGCCAAGGCGTTCGGAGACTCTATTGAGCGCAGCACCGAGCTCGACAACCTTGCTGGCGCCGCCGTCAACGTGAGCGACAGGCTGCGGACCATCACCGCCGACCTGTCTGCGCTGCCCAAGTCTTTCCAGGACGCCTTTGACCCGGCAAAGATCACCGAGGGGTCGGGCAAGGCTATTGAAAGCCTGCTTGCCATTGGCGACGCAGTGACGAAGCAGTTTCAGACGCTGATCGTCAGCGGCAACGAGCAGCTCATCCCCGGCCTGGCAGCCCAGTACCGGGACACGATCACCAAGGCGCTGCAGGCTGCTGGCATTCCGCCGGACCAGATCAAACAGTACCTCGGGCTTGCCGGGCTCAACGACGAGCAGATCCAGGTGGCCCTCAAGGTCACACAGGTCGAGGAGCAGCTCGCGCTCGTCAAACAGCGCCTGGCTCTGTTCCAGACCGACCTGAGTGAAGCGCCGCAGGCCGTGCGCGTCGCCATCGACCAGGCGCTCACGGCTGGTGACATCACCGAGGTCAACCGGCTGATCGAGAACAACGTCATCGCTCAGAAGAACGTCGACGTCAACGTTCGGGTCAAGGGCGTCTACGCCAACGACCCGACGAGCGGCAACATCCCCGGTGCCTTCGGCCCCGGTCAGGGCATTGTGCAGCCAGCAGCGCCGAAGAAGCCCAGCAAGTCGAAGAAGAAGGCCCCGAAACGCGCCCTCGGCGGCCCGCTCGCCAAGGGCCAGGGCTCGCTCGTCAACGAGATCGGCGCCGAGATGTTCGTGCCGACCAGCTCGGGCTTCGTCATGGACAGCGACGACTCCAAGGCCCTCGTGCGTGGTGTCGAGGCCATGCTCGCTGGTGGCGGCGGCAACACGTTCAACATCACGACGACCGACCCGATGCTCAGCGCGACGGAGATCGTCCGCAAGCAGCGCGACGCCGCCTACCTGATCGGACGCTGAGATGCCGAAGCTGACGTACAACACGGCGGCCGGCGACCTCACCATCGGTGGCGTGGCCATGAACGGGCCGGCGTGGAAGGTCCTGAACCTCTACGAGCTGTGGCAGCCCGCCAACGTCCGGGGCTCCGACCGGATCATCCCCGGCAGCGCCGGCGTCGTTGCCTACCAACGTCGGGCCACCGTGACGGTCCGCAGCCTCCAGATGCTCATTTCGGGCACCCACGACCGCACCGGTGCAGCAGCGGCCGACAAGTTTGAGGGCCTCCAGGCCAACGTCGACTACCTGATCGCCAACGTGGTCGTCCCGACGGGCGCCACCGACGGCACCCGCTCGGCGGTGCTGACCATGCCTGACGGCACCACCCGCACCGAGCCGGTGCACGTCCTCGGCCTTGAGCTCGGCGACCTGTCGCTTGACGGCGGCTGGGCGAAAGCCGTGCTTGAGCTGTCAATCCCCACCGGAAGGATCGTCTGACATGGCGAACGCAGTCCAGGCATCCGCACGCAAGCTGTTCCTCGACGGGTCCATCGCTTTCGGCACCGACACCATCAAGGCGGTGCTCACCAAGACGTACACCTACTCAAGCGCCCACGACTACCTTGACGACGTCAGTGCCGGCTACCGGGTGGCGACAGCCACGCTGGCATCGAAGACGACTACGGGCGGCGCCTTTGACTCTGCCGACCCTGTGTTCACCGCCGTAGCAGGCGGCTCAACGGTCACCGGGCTTTGGATCTACAAGGACACCGGCACCGCATCGACCAGCCCGCTCATCGCCTGGTACGACACCAACTCCTCGGCCGCACCAATCTCAATCGTGACCTCGGGCGGCAACATCACCATCACCGTCGCTGCGTCGGGCTGGTTCACCATCTGATGGCCGACGTCACCGAGGCGCTGCCGGTCATCACCCAGACCGCAACGCCTCAGGCGCCCGCCATTGACCCGGCGAACCTGACGCTGGTGCTCGGCACCATTGCCCGCAAGGCCAAGGTGCAGCGCGGCCCAAGGACGTCCTGACATGGCTGCGACGATCACCGCCGAGCTGTACAACGCCGGCAACTCGACGCGCCTTGCCGAGCTGCCCTACGCCTTTGACCACCGCTGGCAAGAAGTGCTGAACGACTGCGGCACCTGGTCGGTCAACGTCGGCACCGACGACGCAGCGCTGTCGTCTGCGACCTACGGCACCGTCGTGCGGTTCCTCGTCGACGGCGAACCGGCGTTTGCCGGCGTCATTGAGCAACGCGAGCTGCGCATCGTTGCCCGAGGCGAAGAGGTCGACCAGGTCGTCGAGCTGTCCGGCCGTGGCCTGCTGGCCCGCTGGGAGGACGCTGTCGTCTACCCGAAGGGTGGCATCGACGCAAAGCCCTCGAGCGACGTGCGTCCTTTCAACTGGTGCTTCAGCGAGAACCCCTACCTGCTGGGCTGGCCGTTTGCCTTTGTGCGCCACAGCGCCATCGCCACCCGCATTGAGGGCGACCCGCCGCTCTACTCGCCCTGGTACCCGCCGAAGGGTTGGCCGTCACCGTCGTCGGCCTGCTGGCTGTGGACGCAGAACTACGGCGACGTCACGCCGTCGGGTACCTGCTACTTCATCTACGTCTACAACGCCCCGAGCGACATGGACCTCGTCATGTACCTGGCGGCCGACAACCGGGCCACGCTGTACGTCGACGGCATCAGCGTGCTGGAGACCGAGCAGTACCCGGCGTTCAGTTTCGAGGAGTGCTACCGCACCGTCGTGCCGATCTCGGCCGGGTACCACGCCATCGGCATCGAGGCCGAGGTCTACGAGACCAGCCCCAACGGCCTGTACCGGGGCATGGTCGCACTCTCGGCGCACCAGCTGCCGAGCGACGGCGTCCTCGATACCGGCTCGTCAGTGTTCAAGACCGACTCGACCTGGCAGTGCCTGGACTACCCGACGGTCGTGCCCGGCCGCACCGCCGGGGCAGCCATCTACGAGCTGCTGCTCGAGGCGCTCGCCCGAGGGTCAATGACCGGCTGGACCATCTCGTTCGACGCCGAGACCGACTCGGCCGGCGACCCGTGGCCGTACATGCTGTCCGAGACGTTCCAGATCGGTGCCGACCTGCTGTCAATCATCCGCCAGCTCGGCGAGGCGTACTTCGACGTGACTGTCGACCCGGTCAACCTGCAGCTCAACGCCTTTGTCAAGGGTGGCTCGCGCACTTCGGCGGCGACCTATGCGGCCGGGACGAACTTGACCGAGCTTGTGCACACCGAGAAGGGCTAGGCGATGACAATCCTCAACGCCGTCCTGGTGCGCTACGCCAAGGGCTACAAGTCGGCCACCGACGCCACGTCGATCAGCAGCTACGGCCGCAAAGAGTCGTTCCTGTCGTTGTCCTCGCTCGAGGAGGCCGACTCGGCGCAGCAGTCCGGCGAAAAGACCCTCGACCTGTACGCCGAGCTGCAACGCACCGTCACGATCGCCATCGAGCCGCTCACCGACGCCGACTGCCCCTACAAGGGCGTGTTCGTCCGTGACGCAGTGACCGCCCCGAACCTGAGCGCGTCGCCGACGACGTACCGGGTCGTCAGCATCACCGCCGGCATCGACGACGAAGGCTTCGCCACGTTCGTCCCCGAGCTCGACACCAAGGCCGACGCCTTTGCGGACCGCACCAAGCTGTGGCTGAAGCGTGTCGGCGACGGCACCCTTGCCGGCCGCTCCCCGAAGGCGCAGCTTGTCCGGCCCCTTGACACCCAGGTCCTGTCGGGCAAGGTCGAGGTCGTCACGCCGTCCAACTTCAGCCAGGCCACCGTGGCGGTCGAGGCGTCGCCGCGCTGGTCGCCTGACAAGACGGTGCGCATCACCCAGGTCGACGCGACGCTCGACACGCCGGGCTCGTCAACGACCACGGTGGTCGTCAAGAAGAACGGGTCGACGGTCGTGACGCTGTCGCTGACCTCGGGCATCTACCACAACACGGCGCTGCCGGTAGACCTGTCACTGACGCAGTTCGACTGGTTGACCGTCGAGACGACCGCTGCGGGCACCGGGGCCAAGAACCTGAACGTCCAGATGGTCGGCGGACCGGGCTACTGACGTGGCCAACCCGTACTTTGTCGGCGCCGGCCCCGTCGCCTACGACGCCACCACGGCGTTCCCGGCGTCGATCGCAGTCTCGGACAGCACGCCCGCCAACGTCGTCAACGGCGACCGGGTCCTGCTGTTCGTCACCATGTTTGCCAACTCAACGGCGTCGTCAACGTGCCCGACGCCGAGCGGCTGGACGCTCGTCGACTCTCAGGACGTCTCCAACGCGGTCATGGGCTACGTCGCCATGTACGTCTTCACGGCCCGCTGGACGTCGGCGGCGACCGGGGCCACGGTGTCGCCGACGATCACGACGTCGGCGGGCGCCTACTCGTGGCGGCTCCAGACGGCAGCCTGGCGGCCGTCCAAGGACGTCGGCGACACGGCTGTGTCCAACGGCGGCAGGTTCACCGACAACAGCAACCTGTTCTTCGGCGCCATATCAAGCCTCTACGGCACGAACGGGTCGATGTCGGTCACGGCGCAGGTCACCCAGACCAGCACGCTGACCGGCACCGGACCGACGTCCGCCGGCTGGACGTCGGAGCTCGACCAGGCGGCGGTGACGAACCGCGGCGGAGCGTTCCGCATCGCCGACCGGCTCTTCACGACCAACGTGTCCACCGGCGCCGTCGACGCGTGGGACCGCACCGGCACCGCCAACTTCTACACGCAGTCGATCTGCTGGCACGGCTTCCTTGACGCCCCGTCCGACGACCCTGCGCTCGGCACCGGCTGGTCCGTCGGCCGCATCAAGTACTGAACCCTTGGAGGGCACCGATGAGCTGGAAAGCCATCCCCAACGGCACCGAGGTCGACGTCGTCGGCCCGGTCGGCGACACCCTTGAGCTGGCGATCAGCTCGACGTCGACCGACTACACCTGGACAGGCTGGACGTGGACCGGGCAGGTACGCGCCACGGCCGACGCAGCGTCCACCGTCGGCACGTTCACCTTCACCGACTCGTCGACGTCGACAGTGCTGGCCCTCAGCGCCAAGGTCGCAGCGACGACCACTGACGACTGGACCGGTGGCGACACGCTCGTCTACGCGATCCAGGGCACCAAGTCGGGCACGGTCGTGACGTTCGTGCAGGGGCGTGTTGTCCCGCAGCTGAGGATCGTCCGATGACCGCCGCTATCGAGGTCGCATCGAAGGCCGCCGTCAAGATCGTCGTCAACGCCGTCTCGGGCGGCAGCTCGGGCGGTGGAGTTACAGCTCACTCGGCCCTTACCGGCCTCACCACCGGCGACGACCACACCCAGTACCAGCGGTCCGAGTCGGCTTTTACCGCTGCGGCCAGCTACACGGTCACCAGCGAGACGACGATCGTCTCAACCGGGTCCACGGTCGTGCTGCCGTCAGCCCAGGCCAAGGCCGGCCGTTCCGTCTTGGTTGGCGCCGGCGCCAACCTGACCGTCAACACGTCCGGCACCGACATCTTCATCGACGGCAGCGGCGGCACGACGTTTGCAGTCCAGAACGGCAACGGCGTCGGCTTCACGGCGATCAACGTAAATGGCTCCTGGGGCTGGGCGATCGTCACCCGGCAGGGCTCGAGCTACGACCTGCCCGTGTGGGTCGGCCAGAGCCTCGCTGCGGGCAAGGTGCTGCGCATCGACGGCACCGGCGCCCCGGCGTGGGCGAGCATTGCCGCTGGCGACCTGCCCGCTGCGACGACCTCGGCCGCCGGTTCGATGTCGGCAGCCGACAAGACGAAGCTCGACGGCGTCGCCACCGGCGCCACGGCCAACAGCTCCAACGCCACGCTGCTGGCTCGCGCCAACCACACCGGCACGCAGGCGCTGTCGACCATCTCCGACGCTGGCACCGCTGCCGCCAAGAACGTCCCGGCCACCGGCAACGCCTCAGCCACCGAGGTTGTCTACGGCACCGACACACGCCTCACCGATACCCGCACGCCTACTGATGGCGCAGTGACGACGGCGAAGCTTGCTGACTCGTCGGTCACGTCGGCCAAGATCGTTGACGGCACCATCGTCAACGCCGACATCAGCGCCTCGGCCGCCATCGCTACCAGCAAGATCACCGGCCTGGCCACGATCGCTACCAGCGGATCGGCATCTGACCTGTCGGCCGGCACCGTGCCGTCGGCGCAGCTGTCGACCAAGGCAGTCGGCGGCTTGGGCGCAGGCTCCGGCGTTGCGATCACTGCCACCGCCGCCTCAATCCTGAGCTCGACGATCACGCTGCCCGCCTGCGCCGCTGGCGACGTGCTGCTTGTTGAGGGCTCGTTCACGATCAACAACAACTCGACCGCCTCGCGTACCTACACCGGCGTCCTCAAGCTAGGGGCAACCAGCATCCTGACGTTCACGCTCGGCTCGCAGGCCGTCGCCACGCGAGTTCATGCGTTCCAGGCGTGCATCCGTGTGAACACGACGACGTCGCAGAGCGCCTCTGCAAACCTCGTGCACAACACCGTGGCCGGCACGTCTGGCGTGGCGGTGTCGTGCAGCGGTGTCGCCACCGAGACCATTAGCTCGGCGTTGGCACTTGACCTGACTCTTGCGTCGAGCACTGGCACAGTGACGCAGACCGGGACACTTGAACGCATCACCGTCACGAGGTTGGCCGCATGATCCGAGTCCTGTACCCGACACCCGGCCCGGTCGACTTCGGTCTACTTGCCTCCGAGCTGCGCGCCGTCGACGCAACCGTCATTGCCGCCAACGACGTCGGCGGTCTCGTGGCGGTCTACACGCCCGGCGCTCAGGACGAGACGGCCCTCGGTGCTGTCGTCGCCGCCCACGCCGGGCCAGTGGCACCCACGCCTGACCCGCTGCTGCTCTTGGCGCAGGCCATCGTCGACGCCACCACCCTTGACGACGTGAAGCCCACGGCGCTCGCCATCCTTGGAGACGTTTCGACATGAGCGAAGGCCTGATTATCGCCGTCGTGGCCGGCATTTTTGGCGTCCTAGCCGGAGTGCCTGCCGCCATCTCGGCCGTGATGACCAGCCGCACGCGCAAGGTCGCCGAGGCCCAGGCGGCAGAGAACACCGAGCAGCACGGCGAGAGCCAGCGGATCATGGGCGAGGTCGTGCGCAGCGTCGGCGAGCTCGGCGGCAAGGTCGACGGCCTTGGCAATCGCATCGACAACCTTGACGACAAGCACGACGACCTGGCCGAGAAGCTGCACCGGCACCTCGGCGCAGAGCTCGAGGAGGACTGACCATGGCCCCGAAGTACCAGCCAGTGACCGCAGCCGAGGCCAAGGCGATCCAGGGGCCACGGCCCGGCAGCCGTGCCCTGTCCGACGTAGTGCTCGCCCGCATGGCGTCGCGTGGCGTCAAGACGGGCGGCATCTACAACAGCCGGCGGGTCCGTGGCGGGTTGTCCTGGTCGACGCACGCCGCCGGGCGGGGCATCGACTGGATGGTGCCCGACAAGGCCACCGGCGACGAGCTGTTCTTGCGCCTGGTCAACGCCTGCAACCAGATCGGCGTCGGCGAGGTCATCTGGCGCCACCAGCGGTGGACCGGCGACAAGGGCGTGCAGCCCTACAAGCCGACCAACCACTTTGACCACGTCCACTGCAGCCAGACGATCGACATGGCGTCACGGCCCGACACGCCCGAGCTGCGCAAGTGGTTCGACCACTTCCTGTTCGGAGCCTGACCTTGAGCTCGCTCGAGGAGTTCGCCAAGGCCAACCCCACGAAGTCGGGCTACCGCTCGTGGATGGAGACGCTGCCCGCCGACATCCTTGAGCAGATCGACGAGTCGGGCGACATCTCCAGCAGCCAGATCGTCGCGTGGCTCAAGTCGCTCGGTTTTGATGAAGTGACGCACTCAAAAGTGGACCATTGGAGGCGTCTCCGTGGGCGACGACCGACCAAGCCTTGAACAGTTCAACGCGACCCGGCCGCCAGCACCGGCCAGCCGTCGCACCGCCGCAGCCACGCCGCCCTGGTCCCCGAGCCTTGAGCTCAACGAGGGCGCTGGGCAGCTGACCACCGGCGTTGTCGACGGCGACCCCGACTGGGACTCGATCTTCCGACACTGGAACCTCGACCCGGCGCTCTGGGAGGTCCTGCCCGGCTCGTTGCGCGTCAACGCCTGGGAGGGCCCCTCGCAGGACGGCCCGACGATCTACCGCCAGTACCGGGCCAACGTCGTGCGACGCACCCGGCCCGGCGTCGAGGTCGACGACGCACTGCGCGCCGTCGCCCGCTGGCGTCCTCGCAAGCCGGCGCCCGAGGTCGACGACCCGTCGGCATGGGTGGTCGCTGCAGCTGACTGGCAGGTCGGCGGCCACGGCGGCCACGAGGCGTTCCTAGATCGCTTCCGATCTACCCTCGACGGCCTCTACGCCGAGGCCCGCAAGGCCGTCAAGGACGGCGCCCGGCACCTCGTCATCGCGTATTTGGGCGACCAGGTCGAAGGCGTGCACGGCAACTACTCGGCGCAGACCTTCGAGGCCGACCTCACGGTGCGCGACCAGGTGCGCGTCGTGCGCCAGTGCGAGACGGCGCTCGTGAAGCTGCTGGCGCCGCTGTTCGACCGCACCACCGTCGTCGCCATCGCCGGCAACCACGGCCGCAACGCCCCCAAGGTCATCACCACGCCCGAGGACAGCCTCGACCTGATGGCCGCCGACGGCATGGCCGAGGCGCTGAACGAGTCCGGCATGGCAGACCGGCACGCCATTGAGTTCGTCATACCGACAGAAACGGCAGTAGCGCCCGTCCATGCTGCCGGTTCGCAGCTGCTGCTCGCCCACGGCGACCAGGTCGCCGGGTCTGCCGACAAGGTGCGCGACTGGTGGCGCAAGGTGTCGTTCACCCGGTGGGGCGACGCCGACGTCGCCGACGTGCTGCTCACCGGCCACCGCCACCACCTCCGCATCGAGGAGCTCGCCGTGGGCCGCTGGCTGATGGTGGCCCCAACTCTCGGCGGCGAGTCCCGCTGGTTCGCCGACGGCGGTGGCGGCACCTCAATGCCCGGCACCTTGACCTTTACGACCCGACGAGGCGCCTGGTGGGGCCTTGAGGTCGTCCGACCTACGGAGCAACCATGACCAAGTTCCAGAAGGACCTCGCCGAGCGGGTGCTGCGCACGTTCGTGCAGGCCGCCCTCGCCGTCGTCGTCACCGATCTCGCCGGCGTCACCAGCGTCGACGGTGCCAGGACGCTCCTGGTGGCCGCAGTGGCCGCTGGCGTCTCGGCCTGCGTCGGCCTGCTGTCGAAGAACCTGGGCGACCCCGACTCGGCCAGCGCCATCAGCCACGACTAGCTCGCGCTGCTCCTGCCCTCCGCAGCGCTGACAGAGCCGCCGCCTCCGCCGTCCTTCCCGGCGTTGAGGCGGCGGCTTTGTCGCGTCCTAGTCGTGAGTGTGGTCGGTCCAACGATCGCCATCCCACCAGCGCAGCCGGTACTCGCCAGACGGGTCCGGCATCCACCGTGCCGGATTCGTACCCGGTGGTATCGGTGGCGGCAGGTCCTCGGCTCGCGCCGGTCGGCTGACCTTGGACAGCCAGAAACAGCCGACGGCAAATACCGTCAAAAACACCGGGAGCAGGTAATCCGCTTCAAGCCCGATCTGGGCGTTACCGTTCTGGCCGATGAACTCAACGAGCGCGTAGAAGGCCGCAGCAAACCCGACGACCTTGAACAGCGTCGACGTGATGTTGGTACTGGGCCTCTCGGGAGGTCCTTCCACGTTCCTCATCGCCGACACGCTAGGCCGCATCGCGTCCTAGATCGCAAGGTACCGGCCGGTGGTGCCGAGGCTCTTGTGGCCCATGAGCTGCTGCACCCGGTTGACCGGGTTGCGGCGCAAGGCGTCCTGGGCAAAGAAGTGCCGCAGGCTGTGCAAGCTGCGGTTCTCGATCCCGGCCTCGAGCATCAGACGCTTCACTGCGGTCGTCAGGTAGTCGGCGTTGTACGCCACCAGCAGGTCCTTGGTGCGGGGCAGCCCAGCGAGCTCGGCGCGCAGCCAGGGCGACTCGACGGGCAGCACCTGCACCTTGCCGCCTTTGCGGCGCACCGTGATGAGCCACGGCTCGGCGGAGCGGTCGACGTCGTTGCCGCGCAGCGACAGGATCTCGGCGCGTCGCAGCCCGGCACCCGCAGCGAGCGCGATGACGAGACGCATCGGCCCGTCGGGCGTCACCGACCACAGCCGGCCGAGCTCCTCGACGGTCACGGCGTTCGGTGCCAGGTCGGGCTCGGGCGGCACCCGGATCGCCTCGACCGGGTTGGTGGGCGTCATGCCGAGCTGGACCATCCAGCGGAACAGGTTGCGCATTGCCATCAGCGACGACCGGCGCGTGTTCGTCGACTGGCCCTCAAGCCCGGACCACCAGCGCAGCACGTCGACGAGCTCGACGTCGGCCGGGTTGACGTCGCCGACGACCTCAACGAAGTCGCGCACCTGTATCTCGCGCAGCTTGCGCGAGCTGGGTGCGTAGCTGCGCGCCGTGATCCACAACGGCGCGACCTCTGACAGGGTCATCTGCTTCACGTCAGTTCCTTCCCTCGGGGCCTTGTCGTCCCCGTCTCCCTGACGCAGATTCTTGGACGTTCGGGGGGGGGGGGGGAAAAACGGGTTCCCCCGCGGGGGGGGGGGGGGGGGACCGGGGGGGGGGGGGGCCCGCCGGGTGTCCCCAAAAAAACGGGGGGGGGGGGGGGTGGGGTTCCCACCACTTGGCTCGGGGGGGTGGTG